GCCTCTGGGTGCCGCTGTCCGGCGCCAAAAAGGAGACTGCCCTGCAGCGCCTGCAGGCCTTCGCGACGCTCATCGAGCGCTCGGTGCTGCAGCGCCTGCAGGCTGAGCAACAACCGGCAGGAGGGCCAGCAGCATGACCAGGTGGGTAACGCTACAGAAGGCATCGGAGCTGACCGGACTGCCGACAACGTTTTTTGACGAAAGGACGGGAAGGTCTGGCCGCTGGCCCGAGGGGCAGGTATGGAAGTGGTTCGAAGGCCGAAAGCTGATCGACAGCGAAGCCCTCGACACGTTCATTGACCAGGCGGAATGCGCGCCCAGCACGCGCGGACGGAAGAAGGCGGTGCATGCATGCCCGGCGTGATCATCCGCAAGAACGCCATCCAGATCGATCTTCGGGCACAAGGGTACGGCAAGGAGCCTCTTGCACTGTCGCCCACGCCCGTCAACGTTCGGTATGCCGAGCGGCTGCGCGCGGAGATCCTGGGGAAGATCGAGCGTGGCACGTTCGTGGTGGCTGAATACTTCCCGACAAGCCCGCGCGCCGAAAAAGCGCCTGAGCAAGAGCCAGAGAGCTTGGCAGGCCCAACGCTGGGCGATGTGTTTGAGGAATGGCTGAAGGTGAAGCGGCCCGAGGTGCAGCACAGCACCTCGCACCACTACCAACAGACCCTCGACAGCTACCACTTTGACACGGTGCGCAAAACGCCGGCCGCCGAGTTCACGTTCCGTGAGCTCAAGCTGCTGATGGCGGTCCTGCCGGACAACCCGAAGACGTTCAACAATGTGGCGAGCGTCTTCAGCATGGCTCTGGAGTACGGGCACAACGCCAAGTTCATCGCCGAGCCGCTGCACCTGCAGGTGACGATGCGCAAGCACCAGAAGCCCGGCCCGGACCCGTTCACCCTGGACGAGGTCGAGCACCTGCTGTCCAAGTTTCGCAGCGACAGGGCGCGGGACTACTACGAGTTCGCATTCTTCACCGGCCTGCGCCCTTCTGAGATGCTGGCCCTGAAATGGCCGAACGTCGATCTGCGCTCTGGCTCGGTGCTCGTGGATGCTGCGCTGACCCGTGGCAAGGTGAAGGGCACGAAGACCTCGGCTGCGCGCGAGCTGGAGCTGACCAGCCGAGCACTGCGGGTGCTGGAGCGCCAGCGCAAGGTAACGCAGTTGGCTGGAGGGGTGGTGTTCGTGGGGGAAACTGGCGAGGCTTTCAAGTCCACAGACGAACCGCTGCGCACCTGGTGGAAGCCGGCGATGAAGGTGTCTGGCATCCGGCACCGCGACGCCAGGCAGACGCGCCACACGTTCGCCACCGTTTGCCTCATGGCAGGCATTAAGCCGGCATGGGCAGCCCGCCAGATGGGTCATTCGGTGGAGATGTTCTATCGGGTCTACAGCCGGTGGATCGACCACGCCGACAAGGGGGCCGAGCGCCGGAAATTGGACGGTTACATATCCGCCGAAGCCGGGGACATGAAGACCGATTTAGGCTGATTTAGATGTGGTTTTGTGGTCGAAAACTGTATAGATAATCAGTTTTTTTCGGCCTATTTCTACCATCATCAGGTTCGATTCCTGTCGGGGAGGCCATTGAATTGCTTATGCATCAATGGCTTACGAATTTGACCAGGCTCCCGGGGACATGCCGGGGACATTGGCCGCACAGAAACAACAAAAGCCCCTCGGCGCCGTGATGGCTGCCGAGGGGCTTTTTGCGTTTCGGAATCAGCGAGGCGGCAGTGGCACGGTGCAGATCAACAGCGCGGACAGCAGCCGAACCTCGTAGCCCTCGCGGCGGTCGATCTCGGCCAGCGCGGCCCGCAGCAACTCGAATGGATCGGCATCGTCGGCCAGGGCCTCGGTGGGCATCGCGGGCCGGTCGGGGATCGGCTCGCGGCACTCCACGGGGACGGGCACCTTGACGGTCTGGACTTCGACGCGCGGCACGGAGCTGCAGCCGGCAAGGGCCAGCGCGCCCAACAGTATGGCAACGCGCATCATGGCTTGGCCCTCCCCTTGAGCCAATCTGCGCCCAGGGCCTGGAGCGAGGCGCAGCTGTCGCCGGCAGCAGGCTGGCGGGACAGCGTGTAGTCGGCGCGGGCGTTGAGCGCCTGGGCCTGGCCAGCTGCAGCAGCGCGGGCCGGCCCCGCCTCGGCTGCACGCTGCTCGGCCACGGCGCCCAGCGCCTCGGTGGCATCGCTACAGGCCTGCGCGCCCTTGAGCGCTCCGTCGCGCTGCTGCTGCATGCTCACCAAGTCCGCGGCGGCCGTGGTCGCATCATCGCGGGCGGACAGCCAGGCCCAGCCCAGCAGCAGGTTGCCGACGGCGAGCCCGGCTACGATGGCTTGCGTGGGCGTGATCATTGCTGGCTCCCGGCGACGGCGGCGCGCGCCTGAGCGTGGAATGCATCCCAGGTCTGCCGGTGCGGCTTGCCAGGGCGCCAGGTGCGCAGCGCGTAGAGATCCCAGGCGCCCTGCGCGTCGTTGACGGCCGGCAGCCGGCGCGAATCCGTGAACAGCAGCAGCCGGGCCAGCGCAGCGGCAAGCACGTCGTCTTGCTCGATGGCCTCCCAGATGGCGCGCGGGTCGAATGCCACGCCACGGGCCGCGCATGCCACGCTCAGCCAGTACCGGCTGGCCTGGTGCAGATAGACGCCCCAGACCCCGCCTCGGGTGGCGCGCGAGCCCAGTTCAAACTGCCAGAAGCCCCGGGCCGGCCCCTTGGCGCCGGGCTTGCCCTGCACCAGCTGGTAGCGATAGGTGAAGCGCGATTCCTGCAGCCCGATGGCCAGCAGCATCACGCGCGCCTCGGGCGTGTCCATAGCGGCCGGCAGCAGGCCCAACGCCGGGTTGATCGCGGTCTTGATGATGGTTTCGAGGGTCATTGGTCGTCACTCCGTCGCATGGGGTGGCCAGCGCCGTGCCAGCGCGCCACGTTGATGAGCATGTCCGCCAGAAGGCAGGCACTGAAGAAGGTGTCGCTGCCACTTGGCCAGGTGCCAAACAGCGTCGGCTGCAGGCCTGACGCGAGGGCGCCGGCCAGCAACAGGGCATACCTCGCCCGCGCGCCCTTGTGGATAAGGGCGACATGTGAGTTCAGCCGGCAGATGCAGGCCCAAATGATCCCGAGGCAGACGGCCAGATTGGCCATGGCCAGGAGTTGATGTGCTTGCCAGGTCATCACGCACCTCCCTCGCCGCCACCGGCCTTGCGCTCCAGCACACGCGCCACGCGCTCCAACACCCAGCGCCCCAGGCGCGGCCAGTCGTCGCCCACGCCGCCTACGAGCAAGGCAATCGGGGCCAGCATCCAGTTGGTCTCATCGAAGCCCAGCCAGCGGCCTGCCAGCGTGGCCAGGCCCCAGGTCACAAGCAGCGCCGTGACGTTCAGCCGCAGGAAATAGCCGGCCGCGCCCAGCCGCGCGCTCGGGTCACGTCGGCCCAGCGCCCAGGCCGCGCCCACAGTGGACGCAATCAGGATCACGGCATACGGACCCACCAGGGCAGCCAGCGTCGGGCCGAAAAGCACCGAGGCCAGAGCAATGGCCACATTCGTCGGTTCCAGTTGATTCATCGTCGCCCTCCTCCGGGCTGTTTTGGGCATGAAAAAACCCGCCGAAGCGGGTTGTTGTTGAAGCAGCGCGGCTCAAGGCAGTTCGTGAGGCTGAACAGGTGCGTCGATGATCGCGGCCGGGTCAATCGCGTGGCCTGCAGCCTGCAGGATGGCCAGACCAGCCGGAAGATCAGCGTTGTCCAGGTCGATGTACTTGCGCACGCTCGCGTCTTTCACAACGCCTTGTACTTGCGAATCAACACTGCCCAGGATCGCCCACTTCTCCCCGCTGAAGCGGTCGAAGAAAGCGCCGACGCTGATGTGACGCACGGTGGTAGGCTGCGGCCCAGGTTCGGGCACAGCGGGCGCGGAGAATGCCTGGCCATCCCATGACCAGCCAATGCCGACGCCTTCGGGCGCCGGCTCTACGTGGTCCCAATGTGCGCGGACCGCGTTCGCAAAATCTGCGTCAGCAACGATGACTTGCTCGACACAGCCGCTTTTGATGAGTGCGTAGTTTTTGATCATTCGTACCACCAGATCCTCACAAAGCCAGAGCCACCGGCTCCGCCCGCGAACGAGCCGCCAACTGCTCCACCGCCGCCGCCCCCACCGCCGCTTTTCGCCCGACCCGCTGTTCCGGCCCCACCGCCACCGTTGCCGCCGCCATGGCTACCCAGCCCCGGGATCAGCGATCCGCTACTGCCGCCAGCCCCACCTCCGCCGCCGCCACCGAATCCGTCAATGCCAGCGCCGCCCGATCCCGCGAGCACAATCCCTGCCGAATTAGCTGATCGGCCTCCAGCAGACCCATAAGTAGCAGCACCACCATTAGCTTGAGCATTTCCCGCCGTGGCGATAGAGAAATTGCCACCTGGCGACCCCGCCCCGCCACCACCACCCGCCGCATAGCCCGAAGCGCCACCGCCCGATGCGCCCACGCCTCCAGCGATTGGATTCGCAGGATCTCCATTTGCGCCAGCGCCACCGCCAGGAGCGGACAGTAGAGCCCCTATGCTTGATGCAGACCCCGCTGTCCCTGCTGCGCCGCCCGCTCCGATGGTGATCGTCTGAGCGCTTGTAATGACAAGCGGACGGACGATGACCGCGCCACCACCACCGCCGCCACCAGCGCCTTGCCCAGAAGAGCCCGTGCCACCACCCCCGCCGCCACCAACGCACAGCACAAAGCACTGCCCGCCATTGAGACTAAGCAAAGCAGAGGGCGTAAAGAGGTCGGAAGTAGTGAAATCCTGAAAGCGCAACTTGCCGCCGCCGCTGCCGCTGCCGAAATACTCCGGAAAAATGCTCATGCTGCCTCCATAAATCCATCAGTTGCATTGACCCAGCGGCAAACCGCAGAGTCGTTTTGGGACAGCAGCTGCATTACGCCAGGACTGCGGCCCTTGAGCTTGTTTGTCTGCCAGTCGATGTTTGCGGATGTGATGCCGCGCGACATGCCGAAGCCGAACGTCTGGCCCGCACTGAAGTTCGTCGGAATCGTGAGTGTGATCCCCGCAGTCGCGAAGATGTAGTACACCCCCGGCACGGCAGTCGTGTTCGCCGTGATCACTTGAGTCGCCATCGAATTCGAGGCTCCAGGCGCCGCCACCCCAATCACCCAATCCGCCTTTGCGGCGGTCCCGGCGAACGTGTCAACTCCAATGACCAGAGCGCCGGTGCCTGGGTTGTAGCTCTGAACGTAGCCGCTCATTCGCGTAGCTGGATCGCTGGTGGACGTGGCCACCAGGTACATGCCCGCCACAAACGAGCGCGAGGGCTCCATGCTGAAGCTCTTGGCACCCGCGCCAGGCGTCACGCTCGTCGTGCTGCTGCCCTTGAGCTGGCCCGATGCGAATACCTCCGCCTGGTCGCGGTAGCCCTGAGCTGCGTCGCGGGCAGCAACAGAGGCATCTCGCGCGGCCTCCGATGCGAGCCGGGCTGTATTGGCATTGCCCGCCTGAGCGGTGGCAATGCCGGCCTGGGTGGAAGCTGTACTCGCACTGCCAGCAGCGGCGCCGGCCGAGCCGGATGCTGCGGACGCTGAGCCCGACGCCGCCGAGGCACTGCCAAGTGCCTCGCCCGCTTTTGCTGTCGCCGCAGCTGCAGCTGCTTCGGCCTGCTGCCTGGACCCATCACCCAACACAGCGTAAGCACGCGAGGCCAAAGCGCATTCTCGGGCAGCCGCGGCAATGGCATTCAGCCCGGACACGACGCCAGGCATACCCGTTCCTACGTCATATGCCATTTGGTTGAAATTCGGTGCGCCGAGGGCTGGGTACGGCGGCACAACAGGAGCCGGAGGGATATCCGGGATCACTGGATCTGTCATACGTTTCCTTTAATTTGTATCTCTGCTCGCGCAGTGGGGCCGCCCGTGGAGCGCACCGTGCCAGTGACTTTCCCGACCGTGGCCAGGTGCGAAAACTTGGCCATCTGTGACACTTCGACGGCGACGACTTTCCCCGCGATCTGGGTGAGCAGGGAGTCCACGAACGGCGCCTGGTCGGCCTTGATCACGCAACTGAGGCTGATGTTTTTTGCCTTCCGCCCCTCGATGTCTTCGTAGGTTCCATCGGGGTAGTCCTTCGTGTAGCCGTAGTCCTTTGTTGCGACCTCCGCACCATCTTCGACAGCACTGATGTCGCCGCTGGGGGCCAGCAAGGTCTTCTGATTGCCGATGCTGATGTAGCCCACTGCCGCCTCAACGGTCGCGTTGTTGCGGCGGGCCGTGATCTTGATGCGCGCATCCGGATGTATGGGCAGGCCTTTGAGCGTGTAGTGCGTGCCGCGCTGCAGGTCGCCGAACAGGTACTCGAATTCCCCGTATGCCTGCTGCCAGAGGTCAACGCTGATCGGGGGGATCAGGTTTGCGCCTCCAGGGCCAGCAGTCACGGTGATATCAAGCCCATCAGCCTCCAGGCCGTACAGCACAACGCCATCAACGAAAACGCCCTTCAGCTCGTAAGTGAGCGAGTGAAGGGCGCGAGCCTTGGTGAAGAGGTATTGATCAAATGGGCACCAGCGATTCGTTGGCTCTTTGAACAGCCACTCGGCCGGCATCTTGTCTGGCGTCGTCGCTGTGCCCGTGTGATCCTTCACGCACTCATAGATCTTCCTTTCATAAACGCGGCGGTCGCCCACCTTGTAGTTGCCGGAGCCGACCCACGCCACCTCGCCCCTCGCTGCATCCAGCTCGGGAATCGACGTGGCGGGGCCGAAAGAATCCGGCGTGATCGCTTTCGGCAAAAGAATGTTCATACCTGTGCAACCCTCAAAACGCCCTGCTCTGCCACGGTGTCGAACTGCTCAGCCATTTGCGGCATGCCTGCTGTGTTCCGCTCCAGTGCAGCGATCTGCCCGCGCATCAGCCGGTTCTCGGCGACCAGTTGCTCGACCAACGACTCCAGGCGCGAATTACCCCCGGCACCGCTGAGCAGCGCCTGCGTCTGCGCCGAGGACCAGTACCGGGCAGGGCCCGTGACCTCCAGCTCCGGGCCTCGCTCGCCCACCATGCGCAGGCCGCCCGCAAACATGCCGCCCGCTTCAAAGCGCGGGATGCCATTGCGGTCCAGGGCAGCCAACACATCGGCCTCAGAAAAGCCGTACAGGTAGGCCAAGTCCTTTGCCGTGCCCCCCGCCGCCCGGAAGTCATCGGCCAGGCCTGCGAAATCGCCTGTGCCGCGGTACTTTTCAAACGTCGGCGCGAGGCTGTCGAGACGCTTCTCGTAGTCCGGAGCGGCGTAGTCATAGATGACCGTGCCGCCCCCAAGGACCGCTGTGGGCGTCTTGTACTTGCCATTGTTCGCCGGCGCGAAGCCGCCCCCACCGCCGCCCCAGTCCGGCGTCGGCGTCTTGCCGCCGCCACCCCCACCCGTGGTGGTCGGTTTTTCAGGGAACAGCAGAGCCTCCAGCGCCTTGATCGCTTGCTCCACGCTCAGCGTCGCATCGATCTGCGCCTTGTTGCCGTCGAGCAGATCCCGCCAATAGCCGAGCGTCTTGTCGAGCCGCTCAAGCTGCTCTTGCGAGGCCTTGAGCTGCCGCTCTTCAACGCTCAACTGCGCATCACCCTTCTCTGCCAGCTCGGTGAGTTGGCCGGCGAGGATCAACGCATCGCGATCTTTCTCGAACTGCGTCGCATAGCGCCCCGAGTTGATGCCACCGCGCGCCGCACCGATGGCGTCTGTCAGGCCTGCATAGTCGGTGAGCTTTCGCCCGCCGCGCACGCCCGACAGCGCGTCCTCGATGTAGACCATCGCCTGGGCGGCCAGCATCTGCTGCGTGGCGTCCAGCGAGCCGTACAGGTCGCGCGCATTGCTGCGCAGCGTGCTCAGTGCACTCGACAGGCTGCTTATGGCCTCCTGCGATGCGCTGGCCACGTCCTGCCAATACTTCTGCTCCCGCTGGATCGCGGCTTCAAAGTTCGCGTATGCAGCCTCCTTGGCCTTCTTGCGCGACTCCTCAAGGGCCTTTACCGCCTCGTCCGCTGCGGTCTTGGCTGCCTCGGCGGCCGTCTCTGCCGACTTCTGGGCGTAGTCCGCCGCCACCCCGAACAGCTGCGCCAGGGCCAGCAGCTTGGCTGCCAGCTCGGTGTTGCCAGAGGCGAGCGCATCCTCGATCAGCTTCCTGAACTTTTTCTTGGCTTCTTCGCCGCCAGCAGGATCGATGTCCACGACGCCCAGCTTTTTTAGCTGGTCTCGCACCTGGCGCTGCAGGATCTCTGCGCGTTCGGCCTCGCTGTAGAACCCGGCATAGAAGGCGTTGACATTGGATGCCAGCGCTTCCAGGCCGCCGCTGAGCTTGAGCAGCTCGGTCTGCGCCTTCTCCGAGAGCCCGGCAAAGCCGGTCATCGTGTCGGCCCAGCCCTTGAATGCCGCGTCGATGGCCGCGATCTTGAGCAGCGCCTGGTTGAGACCCTCCACAGTCACGTTGTCGCCAAGCGCATCCAGCTCCGTGCGCATCCAGCCCGGAATGTCCCCCTTCTTGATCTCATCGATCAGCGCGCCGCCCATCTCGCCGACGAACTGTGCCCAAGCCTTCTGCGGATCCTTGTCGAGTTCGCGGTCCTTGAATCGCTTCAGGATCTCGCCCGTGGACTTGTCGATCAGTTGAAAGAAGCCCATGGCGCCTTCGTCGCCATACTTGGGATTCACGCTGAAGCCGGCGGCGATATCCAGATCCTTGACCGCAGTCTTGCTGAACTTGGCCAAGGACTTATACATGTCCAGCATGCCGTTGACCGTCAGGTCCAGCTGCTTATCCAGCTCTGGATTTCCGCGCGAGGTGAAGTCGCCCAGGGTGTTGCCCCAGGCATCCACACCCAGCGCCTGCTTCGCGGCTTGGTCACGATCCTTCGTGGCCGTGGATGCCACGCCGCCCGAGTGGTTCGGGCCGCGCGAGCCGAAGGCCCCCTTGAGCAGCGAGAACACGGCAATGGCCGCACCCAGGTACGGCAGCGCCGCACCAAAGGCCTGCATGCCGCCCGCGAGCAGCTCGCCGCCCATCATCATCTCGATGCCGCCAGACAAGGCAGGCATGCCGCCCATGAGGCCCGCGCCGAAGTTCGTGCCGGCAAACAGGCCGCTCTCGCCCAGCAGGCCAAGGCCAGGGATGCCCCCGCCAAAGCCGCCGCCAGAGCCCCCTGTGCCGCCTACGCCCCCCAGGCCACCGCCGCCACCACCCTGAACACCAATGAGCGATGCCACAACCTGCACGACGAACGGACGCAGGAACATCTTGTAGATCTGGTCCGCCACGGTCGTCTTGAACGTGGTGGTCAGGCTCTTCGTGAAGCTGTCCCAGCCGTCGCGCCCGTTGTTGAGCATGTCGGCGAAGCCCTTGCGGAAGATCTCGTCGTACTGCTCAACCTGCTTGTTGACGTACTCCTCCTGGATGCGCAGCAGCGAGGTCTGGGTGTTGACCTCGGCTTTCTCGCGAGCCTTCTGGCGCAGCGTTTCGCGCTGTTTTTCGTTCTCCTTCTCATCACCGCTGTAAATGGTGCGGTTGATCTCTGCAATCTCTTTCGAGAGTTCCAGCTCGATGCGGCGCTGCGCGATGATCTTCTTGCGCTGCACCTCATCGGCACCCAGCAGCGACAGGCCCTCCTTCTGGATCTCCAGCTCATCCTTGGCGGCCTGCAGCGACTTCGTGAGACGGTCGTCCATCTGCTTGAAGTCGGCCTGCTGCAGAGCGGCCGTGTAGCGCTTCTGGGCAGCGATCTTGGCCTCCAGGCTGGCGATGTACTTCGGGTCGAAGCTGTCGCTGCCCTGGGCCTCTGCCATCTGCTGCTCAAGCGTGGCGAGCGTCATTCGCTCGATCTCGGTGCGGCCCTTGCCGAACACGGCGTTGGCAGCCTCCTGCTCACGCGCACGCTCGGTGAGAGAGTCGGCCGCCTTGTAGTTGCCGGCGATCAGCGATTCATAGGCCTTCTGCGACTTGTGCAACTCGTCATTGCTGCGTACCTGCGCACCCCATGCGTCGGCAATGGACTTCGCCTCTTCCAGCTTGGCGCGGGTTTTCGCGTTGGTAGTCCTTTCAATCTGCGCGGCAAGCTTGATCGACTCCCGCTCACCTTCGTTGAGGTCAGATGCGGCGGCGCCGAGTGTCAGGAGCTGTTCCCGGTACTGCCTTGCGCCTGCCAGTTTGGCCTCCAGTCCCGCCATCTGGTTCTCGGTAACGTTGATCCCGCCGCCCGCGCCCTTCTCGGTGAACTTTTTTTCGATGCCAGCGACTGTCTTGTCGTAGTCCGATTTCAGCTTCGCAAGCTTGGAAGCCATCTCCTCGGGGTTCTTTGCAAAAGCCTTCTCCGTCTTCTCGACGGCCTCGTTGTAGAGGTTTTCGGCGACAGTCAGCTCTTGCTTGCGCTTGACCTCCTTGGATGCAAACTGCCCGGCAATCTTGTCGAAGTCCTCCATTGCATCGACGTACTCCTTGTTGGCGGCCTGAGTCTCCGCAATGGACTTGCCAGCAGCGCCAGCGAAGGCCAGGAAATCGGAGGCCTGTTGAATTCGCCTCTTGAGATCCTCTACGCCCTTGTCGTAGCTCTCCCGCATACCGGGGGCATCGTTCTTCGGGCCGGCAGCGATTTTGGCCGTGAGTTCGCCCTGAAGCCTTTGCAGCTCCTTCGCCGCCTGATCACTGGGCGAGGTCTGGCGACCAACGCCGAGGATGGCATCCCACATCTTCTTTGCGCTGCCCGTCACGATCTGGACCGCGCGCTCGATGTAGCCCAGGTTCTGGGTCAGTTCATCTGCGCCGGTCTTCATCGCGTCTGCGTAGGCCTTCTGAGCCACGGCCGCAGCCTCAGCAGTCTTGCCTTGCTTCTCCAGCGCCTTGATCTGGTCGTAGATGCTCGCCGTCAGGTAGTTCATCTGCTCGTTCAGCGCGAGCGATGCCTGCAGGGGATCCTTGGCCAGGTCAGCAAACTGCTTGGCCGTCTCGCTGACGGCTTGGCCTGTGGTCTTCTCCCATTGCAGGGCGATGGCCGTGAATTCCTTCAGCTGGTCGGATGCGACTTTGCTGTAGCGAGCCATCTCGGCCAGGCCAGCAGCGGCAGCGCCCTGAGTGCCTGATGTGCTGGCGATGGCGCGAGCCATGGCGTTCAGCTCATCAACGGTAGTGCCAGCCTGGTTGCCGCTCAGCACCAGCGCCTTGCGGAACGCATCAGTCTCCTTGCTGCCTTGGTAGTACGCCACGCCGAGCGTGGCGACGGCAGCAGCAGCCACTGTGAACGGGTTCACCAGGCCTGCCACATACGACGCCATGCCGCGGGCGGCTGCGCCAGCACCGCCGAACATGTCCTTGAGCTGGCCACCCTGCTGCAGCAGCACCGTCAGCGGGGCCTGCCCCGACTGGAGCGAGACAACGATGTCGGTGAACTGCGCCGGGACCATACGCATCGCGGCAGCCGTCTGGGCGGCCGTGTTTCCGACTCGACCCACGCCCGCCTCAGTCTCGCGCAGCTTGGCTATGAAAGGCGCGGCCTGGCTGGCAACACCCAGTTGGGCGGCCTGCAGCTCCAGCAACTCGGATTTGGTCTTTCCCAGGGCCTGGGTCTGCGAGCGCAGGGATTCGAGGAAAGAGCTCTGACCCGCTTCCTTGGCTTGCTGTGCCTTGAACGATGCGAGCGCCTCCTCGGCCTCGCGCAGCTCGGCGACCAGCGGGTTTAACTTGGTCGCATCAAGGCCGCGCATCTCGATCTTCTGCTCGAAGGCGCGCGACAGGCTTTCGCCGGCCTGGGTGGCAATCCTGGCCTTCTCTGTGGCGCGGGTTAGCGCCTGGGCCATGGCGCTTTCGGCCCGGCCCATTCTCTGGGCGGCTTCATCGGCGCCATCGCCGATCCCCTTCACGCCCTTGGCGGCCTGCTCACCAGACTTGGCGACCGATGCTGCCATGTCAGCAGCGCCTGTCTTGATGTTCTGAAAGGTGGTCTTGGTATCGTCTTCCGCAGAAACCACGAAGCCAATTTTGCGGTTTTGTTCTTCCATCACACCCCCAAACAAAAAGGCCCGCCGAAGCGAGCCTTTTAAACACCCGTACCTAACGGGATCTAGATATTTCCGATGCGATCACAATCCGAAGTGCTCGCACATCCTATTTGAACTATCGTTTTCAACAGATGAAATAGAGTACATCGGCTTCCCCTTTTCAATCTCCGCGACAAGCCCGTAGAATCTGCCGAAGCCAGAATACGCCCCGTATCCATTCTTTGCATTAACGGATCCGCAAATATTCCATATCTTCGGGTTATTCGTAGGGCTGTATGTAATGTCTTTTATTTTTGCACTATCTGCATCCTTAAGCTTCTCCTCCAGCCCAGCCCTTAACGCCTTTTCATTGTATTTTGGTGGCTTTGCGATAGGGGCGGCAATAGCCGCAGAGCTAGCTATTGCCAATACCAAAAACATTTGACGCATAACACCTCCTTTAAAAGGCGCATGCTACAGCATCACCTTTTCTGCGGAATGTTGACCACGGCCATCTCCATCCGCCGCACGTCTGCGAAGAGTTCGTCCCACAGCTCCTGGTCGCCCTGTGCAACGCGGTCAAGCAGCGGATAGACCGCCTCATACCGCAGGCCTATGCGCCCGCCGCCGCCCATTCCCACAACCCAGGCCCATTGCGTCTGCAGGCCGATGAACAGCGCAAGCGACTCGGCGTTCTCGGGCCAGGCCTCCACTGGGTCTTCCCAGTAGTCTTCTGGCTCGCAGCCTTCTGCGACCTCAGGGTCGGGGGTGAAATAGGCGACGGTGGCGCTCAGGAGTTTTTTACGCGGCCATCCACCAGGGCGGCACGGTAGGCGTCCCAGAACGCGGCGGCGGCGTTGGGCTCTTCATCGAACAGCTGCACCAGGGCCGCCTTGTTGAGTTCGATCTCGACGCCCCAGCCCACCAGGTACTTGAGGGTTCGTTCTGCGCTGAATTCGAGGCCACGGTCGGCCAAGTTTGCGAAGCTGAATTTCTCGCCGTCGGCCGGCTGAGGGACATTGGCATTGGACACCTCGTCCCACAGCTCGCCGAACTCGCGGCGCGTGCGGTATTTGAATTTGCAGTCCATCTCGGCAACCTCGCCGGTCACGCGCACAAACGAGACGGGCGCGGTGATGGTCTCGGGACGGGCGCCAAAGATGAATGCGGGGGGCTTCTTGCCAGCCTCGTCTGCAGCGGCGGAAACAGCGGTCTTGGATTGAGTGGCCATGGAGTGATCCTTTCAGCGGAGGGAAAAAGAGAAAGCCCGTGCCCGACTGCCCGCCTCCGCTGAAAGAGACGAAACAGC